TGGGCGTGGGTGTTGGTACACGGGAGGGTCTTATAAACCCTTTAGCATCAGATGGGTGTTCTTGACTAGGTTCAAATCCTAGCACGCCTACCATTATCGTTTTGGGGAGTTGAATGGAAAATAAAATTGTGAAAGATCTGCCTGTAGGTATTTTGATAATGGTGATATCAAACTTTTCCCTTTTGGCAGTTGATTATATTATACACCTCCCCAAAACTTGGTTCAGTATACCATTAGCAGTAGTTTGTTCTGTTATGTATTGGAACCTTTTTCAGTTTGGTTGGAAAATTGCTTTTGAAGGATTAGAAATTGACAATACTGAAAAACAATAACTTTGTAGAGGAAATAGAACTACTTTGTAAAAGTAAAAATATCGAATACATCGATGCTGTCGTTTTTTGGTGTGAAAAAAATAATCTCGAAGTAGAAACTGCTGCATATTGGATTAAAAAAGATCCAGCAATGAAAGCTAAAATTCAAGCTGAAGCTGAAATTCTTAATGTTCTTAAGAGAGGCGCACGACTTCCCGTCTGATAAATACTTGCAAAAGTATAAAGGAGGTCGCCAATGTACATTAGAACTTCAGGTAAACCTACTAAGATACAAATTGCCTACTGTAAAGATGCCATGAGGTTTTTCGGTAGAAAGCTATTAAGTGAAAATCTTTACCACAAACTTAATATCAAATTAGTGTTCGAAAAGTTTAACAGTAAACAAAAAGAATACGCTTTTTGTGAATGGGAATTCGAAAACAATAGAGCTAAAGATTACATTATAACAGTAAACAATAATCTTTCTAAGAAAGAAACTCTTCTCGCGATCGCGCACGAGATGGTCCATGTTAAACAGTACGCCAAGGGCGAATTGAAAGATTATCTAAGAGTTAATAAGTGTAAGTGGAAAGGTAAGATAATCGACTCTGACGCTGTAGATTATTGGGACCATCCATGGGAGATAGAAGCCCACGGTAGAGAAAAAGGCTTGTACGTTAAATACCTTGAAAGTTTGAAGAAAGCAAAGTGAGTATGTCTGCTATAGAATGTTATAAAGAATATTTGGCGCTGAAGAATCACTTCACGAAAACTTCTTACGACTATTTCAAATACAATGGTAAAGTTAAAGTCAACCCTTCTTCTTTTGAATGTCGTAAAGATAAACTGTTTTTCCAAAAGCTTGCTAAGCATCCTGATGTTAAAAATTTCCTAGTCGCTAATTTTTCTTTAAATGAAAAACTTTGGATCAAAGAATTAGCATATAGCGACGAAGCTGAAAAGGTTTATAAGGAATGGGTTAAGCGCCAACAGTCTTTCACTTACCTCTTTAAACAAGACCTTTCTAAACTTGATACGGATTTCAATGTAAATTTCGTAGTCAAAAATAACGAGCACCCTATTCTTCTAAAGAGGTATTTCGCCAAAGAAATTTCTTTAGAGACTTTGTGTTTGCTTTTAGAGTTTGCTGATGCTAAGAAGTATTGGGACACTAAGATGCAGTACGATTTGGTTTGGGATAACTCCAAAATCAAAATTGAGAAATATACACCATTCATCAACGTAGATAAAAATAATCTTAAAAAAATTGTTATTGACTATTTTGACGAATAGAGGTATACTAAATAATGTTGAGCGTATACAGCTCGATATAAATCATACAACATACAAATCATACGGAGAATACATATGGTAGATTTTTCTAAGCTCAAGGCTATGTCTGGTAAGAAGTCTCTCGAGGCGCTGACTAGCGAACTTACTAAGCTTTCTGGTTCGCAAGAATCAAAAAAGGATACACGCTTTTGGTATCCCTCAGTTGATAAGGCTGGTAACGGTTATGCCGTAATTCGATTCCTCCCCGCTCCTGGCGAAGAAGATGTTCCTTTCATTCGCATGTTTGACCACGGTTTTCAGGGTCCATCGGGTCTTTGGTATATCGAAAATTCACTGACCACTTTGGGTAAGCAAGACCCTGTTTCCGAGTATAACTCTAAGCTTTGGAACTCAGGCGTTGAAGCTAATAAGGAAATCGCTCGTAAGCAAAAGCGTCGCCTTTCGTTTATTTCGAATATTTACGTCGTGAGCGATCCTTCTAACCCTGAAAACGAAGGTAAGAACTTTCTTTTCAGCTACGGTAAGAAGATTTTCGATAAGCTTAATGAGGCTATGAATCCTCAGTTCGCGGACGAGGAAGCTTTGAATCCTTTCCACCTTTGGGAAGGTGCTAACTTCAAGCTTAAGATTCGTAATGTTGAAGGTTATCGTAACTATGATAAGTCTGAGTTTGATAAGCCCAAGCCTCTTTCAGACGACGACTCAGATCTTGAGGCTATTTGGTCAAAGGAATATTCGCTTCAAGAATTCCTTGATGCTAAGAACTTTAAGTCTTACGAAGACCTAAAGGATCGTTTGTCTAAGGTTCTTGACGAAAATGCTTCAAAGAATACTAAGTTCGATAAGGCTGAGAGCACTGATCTTCCTTGGGGTAAGGAAAGCGATACGCCAAGTATCAAGTCTTCACCAGCTCCCAAGTATGCGGCTGCTGATGATAGTGATGATGACGAGTCGCTAGAGTTTTTTAAGAAGCTTGCTAGCAAGTGATAGAAAGGGAGCTTCGGCTCCCTTTTTTTTTTTATGCCGTGAATTGCAAATTCTTCATTTGCTCGTTGAATAGACCACTTCTCATCAAATCGCCAAAGAACGAATTATCAGAAACTCGCATATCATTACTGCCGTTATAATCAGAAGAAGAAGAGTTCAACTGTGTTCTTTGACCACCAGCCTGTTGCTGACTTTGTGCTGCATTTGATTCTTCAGAGGCTCTAATAGCGGCTTGTCTTGATCTATCCTCTAAAGAAGATTGCTGTACAGCTGTTTGCTGTAGCATAGAGGTCCTTTCTGTTCTTGGACCCATCATAGTTCCTGCGCCAGTCAACCCTCCTAACAATAAACCTGCTAACCCACCTAGAGCAGCTCCTCTGCCGCCTCCGATCATACCACCCATCATAGCTAGTGGGTTGGCTCCCATACCCATACCAGGCTGCATACCCATACCCATTTCTTGAGGACCTCCCATTGGTCCACCGCCCATAGTTTGAGCCATCGGTATGCCGTGAAACCTTTGCATCATAGCAGCTTCTCGGTAACTCATACCGCCGCTCTCGCCGCCCATTCCCCCTGTGCCGCCCCCTGATCCACCACCATATTGACCACCGCCTGGAGCTCCTGCGCCGCCCCCTGGTCCACCGCCATATTGTTTTCTGCCTGGAGCGCCTCCTACGGCTTCCTGCAGCCAACCAGCGGCGTTGCTACCTTTGCCACCAGCTCCCCAAATAGCTTCTTGGCCGAAACCAACGTGAATTCTAGAGCCACCCATGTAGTCTTCGCCAGCTCCGATTCCTGTTGCTCCTCCTGCGTGAGCTGCAGCAACGAATTTTTTCATAATAGCTTGATCAGCTTTACTGGCTGGGTTCAATTGTCTATCGCCTATGAATAGGTCGACATCAGCAGCGTTACCGTTATCATGTCTAGTAGAACCAGTTCTAGCACCACCCTGGCCAGCGGCAGGTTGTCCTCCAGATTTAACTCTAACAGTTACACCACCAGATTCATCGGCAGCTTTTTGTAACACACCTTTCAGCTTCTGACTGATTGGTAATTTTCTAGTAGCAGCTTCTCTCCCTTGATCTTCTATAACTTGACCGCCACCAGAGCTTGATTGACCTTGTTCGCCTCCAGCTCCACCTAAAGCTGGAGTTGCTCCTGGTCTTTGTTGTGCAGTAGCGTTAGGCTGACCTGATTGAGCAGCTGGAGTTGCTCCTGGAATTTGTTGTGCAGTAGCGTTAGGCTGACCTGATTGAGCAGCTGGTGTAGTATTAACTGTAGAAGCATCGCCTTGTAAACCAGCAGCTGCTACATTTTGATTGTATTTTTTTAACCAAGAAGATTGGTAAGTTTGTGCAGTTTGACCCCTGTTAACCGTTAATGCTTTGGGACTCATATTGCCTTCTGGGTTGCCCGTGTACCAAACATTAGGAACTTTGGAAACGTCACCCTTAACTCTCACTAAAATTTCTTTGATATAATTTTTAGCAACAGCATCTTGAAGTTCTGGCGGAGCCATCATAGCTCTAGGGAACATTTGAACATCTACGCCGATTTTTTGAGCTTGAGCTTTCCAAGTGCTATCAGTAAATTGATACCCGCCAGAAGCAGTAGAACCTTGACCTTCAGCAAAACTTGGGTTGCGGTAAGAGTTAGGTGATTCTTTACCTTTGATTGTTTTTCTTATTAATTCTACTTTTTGTTCTTCAGTGCCCGCAAATTGAGCTACACCGCCACCTGGTATATTTCCTCCAGGTTCCCCAACTGTAGTTCCTCTACCTGCCACATAGCCAGCGCCACCCGCAGCCAAAGCTCCAGCACCTGCAGCTGCTATCGTAGCATATTTACCAAAAACCCTTCCAGCAAGTTTTTTTGCCCAACCAGTAATACCTCCTCCGTCACCATCTCCTTCTTTTTTACCGCCCGCAGCATTATCATCAAGAGATTTTTTAATATCTCTCAAAGTCGAAAGCATATTTTGCTGTATCTGAATAGACTGTTGAAGAATACTATTATTGTTTTCTATTTTAGAAGCAGTTTGTTGAGACTGAGTGTTTAAGGTGTTGATACTAGAAATCATTTCATTGTAATTGGTCTTATTACTAGAAAAAACGTTACTAATATCTTTAATAACCTTTGAAATGTTTTTGTTATGTTCTCCAGCCGCTTGCTTAAAGCTATTTGTCACATTACCCATAGTGGAAATGTGTTTAGCAAGTTGTGATATACCTGAAGATTCTTGACCAGCCATCTATTAACCTTTTTGTTTTTCTTCTTCTATTTTCTTTAAATGCGTGACTAACATTTCAACATATATGTCTCTTTCAAAGGGTATCATATTCTCAATATCAGTAAGAGAATATTTATGGTGCTGAATCAAAGAGAAATTTACAGTGTAGTAATTTTCTAAATTGTTATGATTCAGCGCCACGAAAAAAAATCATTTAACGAACTTAGAACGATTTTTCTATCGTTCCCCATTTCGTTTTTATACTCAATAGTGTGTTCAATTTTAGGCGCAGTCATAAGGAATTCGTTAACCGATTCAAACGTTTTAATATCTAAATTCTCTAAAAACTCTTCTAGTTCTTGTCTTTTATAGTCTTTGACATTATAGATTTCGTCTTCAACGAAAACGTTATCAATACATCTTATGATCAACTCAAACATGTAATCTTTTTCTAAACTCAAAAACTCTTTATCATCGTATAGAGAAGCAGAAGGGTATTTCATAGTCATACCGACCTTATCATTTATCTTGATAACGTTATCGATATTTTCTGGGTAATTAACTTCAATAGTGTTCAGGTCGATCTCGAAATCATAAACCTTATTATCTTCAGAATCTTTGTAAGAGACTTTAATCTTATTGTCTACAGAAACAGCTCTCAATTTTAAGAAAATAAATTCTAAATCAAAAATAGAAAGCTTGTTGATGTCCAATTTTTCTAACAAACAATTGTTAACAACTTGTTTAATTGCTGATAACGAATCAGAAGGGTTATCGCTTTCTTTCGCCATCAACAGTAGTTTTTCTTCTTTAACCAGAAATGGTCTAAATGTATAGGTCTTTTTTAAAGAAGGTACATTGATATTATAAATCGGGTACTCTATTTTTGGTAGTGACATATTATAGCTCCAAAATTAAATTAAATTGTAATTCGCATAAGTGATACCAACATTCATTCTTATAAGCTCAGAGCTACCCCAGTTTAAAGATGTTTCTTGAATAGAAGTCGGGTAAGCATCGAATAAATTGTAAGTGTGAACAATATAACCGCTTGGGTCATATACAGTTATTTGAATTGTTGTTGAATAGTTGTCTTTATACTCAGCATAGTAGCCTGGAATTTGATTTTCAGCGCCGTTGTATTGAAAAATTCTTCTAGTCCATTCATACCAAAAACGCCAAATTTCGCCGTCATTATCGCATATCATTGATATAGAATTTTCACTAAAGTTTGCGCTGTGCGCTTGCTTTTGGGTAGGTCCAACACCGTATCTTTGATTATCAGTTGTCAATATAGTTATGCCTGGCATTTTGATACTGTCAGCTCTGAACCTCATCATATCAGGGACAGGAGTATTTCTCAAAATGTTAGGAGGTCTTATAGCAATTTCAAAATGATTACCTTTTAGGTATCCATATTGCTCTATATTACTCTTAAATGTTTCTATGTTAAAAGGCATTATTGATCCTAATAAGGAGGTGAACCAGCGTAACGTTTATTTGGATTCACTTTCCATCTTTGTAATGGTAACATGACAGCTTTTTCCCAATCAGCGGGAGAAACTAAATGAAAAGAACTTCTAACGTGTGCAAACAAATATCTTTTAACGCAATTTTCGTAACCTTTGAATTGGTTAGAATAAGCTCTCAATAGATCGTAAGAAATATTCAACTTAGTAGAATCATCGTATTTATTGTTATTCGATACTTTCATAAGTGCATTTAAAAGTCCCGCTCGAGCGCCTGGAGGCAAATAGTGTAAGTTGATAGCTAGAAATCCATCATTATAGAAGTTGATAGGGAAAACCAATGGATACATATCATAAAATGGTAAAACATCTTTGTATTTCGGGTCATAAACATACATGTACATTTTACCAATTTCTGGCGCAGCTGATCTAGTAAAAATTTTTGAAGGGTCTTTAGTTTTGTCGCCTTTGATTATGTTTTCAATTTTACCCTTATACCAATCTAAAGCTTCTTTCGCCTTTGATGCGATAGAACGCCCAGCTGATTTCAAAACGTCTAAAAAATCTACCATTTAATCCCTAATTCCTTTTCAGTGAAGATGTGAAAAGACCATTTTCTATCTTTACAATATTCGAATGCTGCTTTCCATTTAGCTTCGTTCATGCCCCAAGTTTTAACCTCGGTCAAATATCTTTTAGTCATATTTTGCTGTTTTTTAGGAGGTTTCGTTTGAGCACTGGGTTTGACTTCGATAACCACAGTTTCTTTGATCCCTTCTTTATTTATTTTCGTAACGATAAAATCAGGAAAATACCTGTGTATTCTCCCATCAATAGGAGAACGGTAAGGTATAATCAATTCTTCTGAACCCCAAGTTATAATGTCTTTATGCTCGTCTAGGTAAAGCATCAATTTAAGCTCCCAACTAGAACGATAAATAATGTTAGTGGGATCACCTCTGTATTTTTTGGGGTTTTTTGGTTTAAAGAAACCTTTGTATGTTGCCATTTCTTTTTCTTAAGATAAATAGATCTAACATATTTAGTTGCTAAATAAGGGATTTTGATGCATCTTTACAATAATCATTCGATTTCTAATATACCGCTACCACCAAGAACTGGTAAAAGTAGCATGTCTTTTCCAAACGACCTAGTTGTTGGATCGAGGAATTTTTACACTTCTTTTCACTTTATGGACTACAACAGCACTACGAATTTTGGCTCGGCATTGAGTGGAGCTGCTAGTATAATTAACGATGTGTATAATGCTGTTACAGGTAGAAACACTCAGCTTTTATCTACAAGTTACACACCCAGCGGTAGCGTAAGACTACCTATACCTAAAAAATTGAATGATATTCAAACTGTTGTGTGGGATCAAATTTCAGCTACTGCTTTGGCTGGTAGTGCTGTCAGTAGCGGTATTAATGGCTTAGGGGGTCAAAGTGCTAGTAATATAGCTGGTGCTATAGCTGCTGGTGGTACAGCTTTAGGTCCTCTTGGTGGTTTAACTATCAATCCTTTACTTTTTATGACATTCAAATCTCCTACATTTAAAGAGCATACGCTTAATTGGGTGTTTACGCCAAATAACGAAGCTGAATCGAACAGCATAAGAGACATCGTTAACTTTTTCAAATTCAATATGCTACCAGAATCCTCTGCTGGTTTTTATAAATACCCAAGCATATGTTTTATTCAAATTTATCCAAGTAGCGCATTTACATTCAAGTTCAAACCTTGCGCCGTGATTTCTGTACAAGTTGATTACACTGGTGGTGGTGGACCTTCTTTTTATAAGAATGGTGCTCCAACTGTCGTTAACTTTACTGTACAGTTAAAAGAAATTGAGCTTTGGACTAAAAACAATTACACCTCGTAAGGTATTAGAATGAGCGAAAACGGTTACTTCAATAAATTTCCAATCACCAATTATTCTAATAATTACGTGGTTGATATTACTAAAAGAGCTACAATGTTAGAAACCGTTTCTAGCAATCCATACATTTTTTATCCTTATGAGTTGAGTACATACGAGCGCCCAGATCAATTTAGTCATAGATATTTTGGCGACGCATACAAAAGCTGGATTTTGTACCTCACTAATAAAATTGTAGATCCCTACTATGAATGGTATTTGACACAAGATCAGTTTAGAGATTTTCTACAAAAGAAATACGGTACAAGTCAAAATGCTGTACAAAAAATCAAGTATTATAGAAATGATTGGTACAACGCTAAAGATATAACAGTTATTCGTTACGATTCTTTGACTCCAGTTTTGCAAAAATACTGGAAACCGATTTACCTTAATGATGTCGTAACATCTTATACTAGGAAACAAAACGACTGGGAAATTAATACGAACAAAATTGCTTCTTATGGTGTTGCTAATACTGCCTTCGTTAAAGACGAGATTTGTGACGTTTATTTTAATGCCAATCAGGTTGGTCGTGGTCAAATAACATTTACTGGTAATAATGAAATATACCTTCAGCATGTTTCGGGGTATTACCTTTCTAATAGTTCAGTTTCTATAACTGGTAGCAGCTATATCTATGGTAAAGAAAGCGGAGTCAATACGAGCATTTCTTCTACCTCTTTAATCAGTAGTAATTTGTTGCCTGAGGAAGAAATTTATTGGTCAGCTATCACTTATTATGATTACGAGCATGAGAAAAACGAATACAACAAGTCTATCAGAATTTTAGATAAAAGATTATCAGATACGGTTGTCAATAACTTAACTGATGTCATGAAGGAATAAAAATGGCAGGTTCGGTTTCTGATATCGATATTAAGAAATTTACAATAGGTAGTTTAGATTTAAAAGCTGGTAAAGAAGCCCAAATGGTTGGGTTTAACATTTACGAAACAATTTTAAATCCTCTCGGACCTTACGGAGAAGTTAGAGTATTAGATGCTACTAATGCCATAGGTAAATACAACATCAATGGTAAAGAAGATATTGATATACAGTTTACTACACCTGGTGTTCAAGGCGAAACTGTTTCTTTTAAGTTTAAGTTGTTTCAAAATAAAAATGTTAGCGACTCTTCAATTGATAACAAAGGCTCTATGCATAGCAAACAGTACGATTTTAGATTTGTCTCACCCGAGTACCTTAATGCTCAAGGTAATAAAGTTTGTAAGAGTTATAATGAACAAACCAGTAATATGGCAAAAGATATAGCCCAAAACTTTTTAAAAACAAAAGATAGTATTGATGTTAAAGAGCAAACTCAAAAAGAAAGGCTCGTTTTTAACGAAGAGCACCCATTAAGTGCTTTGAGAAAATTGAGCAACTCTTATATTGGCACAAAAAGCCAATCTAATATATTTTTCTTATACAAAACTAGAGATAACGGCAAAACAAAATACGTTTTTGACTCGCCTGATAATATGTTCAGTAGTAGCCCAGTAGTAACTTTGAAACAAACGGCAACGCTTTCGACTGGTGGTGTCAGTGAAACAGAAAAACAAAATAGTATTATGTGGGTCAAAGTTGGTGATGGTTTTAATGCTGGTTCAAGATCTCTTTCAAAACCGAAAGAGGTTTCTTACAACTTAGCTACAGGCACTATCAATAGACCGTCAGAACAAAAGTTCACACCTAAATTGGCTGATGGAAAACCAACTTACAGTTCTCCACCTCCTGAAGCTAACGGTGTACCTGTCAGAACTACATATCAGTCGTTTAACGAAAAACAAAAAGTTGATACTGCTGCTGCTAGATCAAACAAACAAGATTATATTTCTCATTTGGCGCAGAATTATGCAGATTTAGAAGTGCCTGGTAATCCTAAAATTAAAATAGGTAGTATCGTTCAATTAGAACTACCCAAAAAGGCAGATGGTGGAAATGCTTCGGGCGAAACTCAATTTAACGGTAAAGCTTTAGTGGTGGCTATTAGACATAAGGTAAAACCTTTAGGTCAAACTCCAAGATATACTATGATTTTGAGAGTTGTCAAAGGTTCTTATAAAGAAGGAGGCGGTGGTAATGGCTAAAATGTATGTTGCTGAGGTAACAAAAATAGGTGGCGAAGATAAAGCAGGTTATGCTCAAATTAGACAATACGGTTTTCAGGACGATGAAAAATCAGTTAAGCCTGATGATTTGCCTTGGGCTGTTCCTATACAACCTGTTACTTCTGCTGCTACTGGTAGAGTTGGTATAGCTCCTAATGGTTTGAGAGTAGGTTCTAGGGTTCTTGTAACATACTTAGATACTGATACTGAAGAAAAGCACCCACTTATAATTGGTCCTTATGCTAGATCTTCACCACCAACTAAAGCGAATTTGCAGCAAAGAGATAGCACAACAGGAAAAGATTCTGCTAAAAAAGACGTTAAAAATGGAGATAGCCCAGCTTCTGTACAAACTTTACCTAAAAATCATGCTAATGTTAATTTGGGACAAAAGCCTAACACAACTCCACCAAAATACGGTCAGGCACCTGTTAAAACTCAAGACGATGGAACTGATGGTCATAAAGCTGCTAGAGAAAAATACGCTCCGAAAGCCGACGAGAAAACAACCGCTGGTGCTGAAAAAGGTCTGAAAGACTTAAACGCTGCTATACAGGCTACTGGTGCAGTTGCTTCTCAGGTATTGCCTGGGTTGGTTTCTGCCATGGCTATTGTTTCTATGTTAATGAAAAGTAATTCTTCTTCGGGCGCTCAAGATGAAACAACTACAAATGCATTGACTGATGCTATGAAGTATTTGTCGAACAAATACGGTCTACAGTTTGTTTTAGATGAGTTTAGTAGAGTATTAGGTAATGGTGGGTTTTTGTTACTAAGTTCAAGAAATCAAGCGACAGTTCAAGAGGCTATTTCAAAATTAGTGCAAGATATATCTGATGCAGGTACTGATACGAATATACCACACTTTTCGCCAACTCCTACGATAATTTCTATTACAACAAAAGGTGTTGTACCTTTACCTATAGTCGGTGTTGCTCCAGATTTATACGTTCAACAGTATTATCAATTGGGTTCTATACCTTACCCTGGTTACACGCAGTGGAAAGGTCCAAATGGCGATTATGTTTACACTGTACTTTTACCAGGCGAACCAACATATCAAACTACACAAGAACATATTTATGATGCAGCCTATAGTACTTTGGGTAGGTCTTTAGAGCGATTCGTAGCTAATAAGATTTTAACTGTAACGATACTAGAGGAAGCTTTAAATATTTGTTTAGAAAATATCAAACATACTGGCATGGAAGCTGCTATGGGTAAAGGTTCTTCTACTAATTTAATGGCTATGCTGCCTGCACTTTTGGGTAGTTTGTCTATGGCGGTTAGCTTCACTCAACAGTACCTTCCTGATTCTGTTTTAAACGTAGGTTCCATAAATACTACAATGCAAGAATATTCAAGAGCCATGGCTATAAACAAATTTATGTCTAATGCTACTGGTTCAGCTTTTGCAGTTCCTTCTGCTTTATCTGGTTTGTCTGCAGGACTAGGTGGTGTCACTTCAGGTTTAAATATCGGTAGTCTCGCGGGCGGACTCGCTGGTGGACTCGTAGGAGGCATAGGTGGTGGTATAACTGGTGCGATCAGCGGAGCGGTTGCTGGACAAGTTACAGGCGCTATCGGAGAGGCTGTCGGTTTGAGTTCTGGTAGCATTAATGCATTAACTACTATAACAAGCGCAGCTGCTGGTTACACTGTTGCAAAAGCGACGACCCTAGCTGGTGCTACTTCTTCATTAGAAAAAGCCAATATACAGCAAGCTAGTATATATTCGGCACAAAGATTATTATGGAGTGTTCTATAATGCCAGTTGCAGGAGACATTTATGAAATTAGTGGTAGATCAGTTAAATATCCTAGCGATAACCCTAGAGATAATGCCTTAATAGAAGCAGCATTCCCTCCACCTAAAAAGGCGACTGATCCTAAAAAACAAGATCCTAAGAAAAAACTTTCTAATTTCGATTTTGAAAGTTATGAGTTTAAACCAGAAGATATACCGTATTTGAGAGTTTCTCATGACGATACTGGTCAAATGAAAATTGAATTTTCTAATCCAAAAGAACCTAAGAAATCTTTCACTACTAAGCAAGATCATACAGGTAGTTTTGGTGGATCAGAAAACTCTGGCGACAAACCATTTAAAGCTAAAATGAGTTCTGGTCATGAAAGATCTTACACTGCTGAGGGTAACGGTTCTCAAGTTGATGGCCATAGTGATCATAAAACTGAAAGCACTAAGAATGAAAATGTTGGCGGAGATGTAGGTAGCGCCACTGGTAAAACTCGTATTGAAGGAACTAAAGAGCAAAAAACAGGAGGTACTGGAGGCGGTACTTTTATGAATGACGCTAAGGGTGATAAGATTCAGTCTATAAATGGTTCTTATACTTTAGATCACAAAGGTAATTGGGGTGCACATCATACAGGCTGGTATGTTTCTACTATAGACGGTAATTACAAAACTCATGTAACAAAGGGTGAGTATAACGTCATTGTAGAAAAAGGTAATATGGACACCAAAGTCGGTAAACTGTATAAACTAAAAGCAGATAACACCATTTATATAGAAAGTTTAACTTACATACAATTAAAAGTTGGTGATAGTGTTATCTTAATTAAACCTAATGGTATTAGTATAAGTACACAAGGTAGCGACGGTATACAATTAATTACTGGTAAAACTGGTAATATTCTTATTGATAGTGAGAATGGTAACGTTGGTCTTGCTGCTGAAAAGGGTCCGATATTTGTTAAAGCTTCTACTGGTGTTACTATTAAATCTAAAACTGGCGGTACAAAGATTGAAGCTGGGGCTGTTATACCTCCGCTGCCTTGGGACGGCACCCTTGGCGGGTAATTAAATAAAAAGGTTAATAAATGGCAACGAAAATATCAAGAGCTGATACGCTAACAACAGTAACGAAAAAAGCAGAATATTTTTCTGATATATTCGATAACTTTTTGAAAGCCCCATTCGGTAAAGATTTGGCCAGAGCAACTAATGAAAAGGCTGTCAATCAGTCTTTGAGAAACTTGGTTAAAACTGATCTAGGCGAAAGATTGTTTCAACCTTTCGTCGGCTCTACTGTTTATGAATCTTTGTTTGAAATGAATGATTACCTTCAGTCAGACATTTTGATTTTCACTATATCAAACACGATAAGAAACAATGAGCCAAGAGTAAATTTAATAGACGTATTTGTAAATGAAAATGAAGATCCTGGCTATATTGAAATAACCATTGTCTATTCTTTAATAAATAATCCAGACCCTACAACTCTTACAATGCTTTTAAAAAGAGTCCGATAAATGGCAAATAGCGCAATAAATTTAGCGTCTTTAGATTTCGATACGCTGAAACAGAACTTAAAATTTTATTTGCAGAATCAATCTGCATTCAAAGACTATAACTATGAGGGTTCTAATATCAATGTGATGTTAGACGTTTTGACGTACAACTCTTACCTTAATTCTTTCTATTTGAATATGATTGCTTCTGAAATGTTTTTGGACACTGCACAAAAGCTAGATTCAGTAGTTTCGCACGCTAAAGAGTTAAACTATTTGCCTAGATCTGCTAGGTCTTCTAAAGCCATTGTCAGTTTCACTACAGACACTACAGGTGTCAGTAATCCATTCATTATACCAAAAGGATCTATTTTTAGCGGGTTGAATTCCAACGGATCTTATACGTTCACTACTAAAGAAGAACGCTCTTTCATTTCTACTAATAGCACATATGCTATTGCTAATTTGGAAATTTACGAAGGTTCTTATAATAAAGATACGTTCTTAGTTGATGATAGTTATGAAAACCAAAAGTTCGTTTTGTCTACTGCTAAAATAGATACTACAGACATTGAAATTATCGTATCAGAAAACAATGGTCAAACAAACACTACGTTTACTCAAGTAGACACTTTGTTCGATATTAATTCTAACTCTGCCATTTATTTTTTACAAGCTTCTTCAAACTCAAAATATGAATTAATATTCGGTGATAATGTTTTCGGTAGAAAACCTCAAAATGGCGCTGTCATTACTGCCAACTATAGAGTTTCAGAAGGTTCTGATAGCAATGGTGTAGCTGCGTTCAATATCCAACAAGACTTAGGTTTAGATAATTTAGGCATAGCTTTGATTTCAGAAATTACAGTAAATTCTGAATCTGTTTATGGAGCTAATGCTGAATCTTTAGAATCTATAAGATATAATGCACCTAGACACTACCAAACTCAAGGTAGATGTATAACAGTAAACGATTATGAGACAACTATTCTTCAGAACTTTCCTGAAATTCAATACGTTAGCGTTTTTGGTGGAACAGTAACCAACACTTCTGTAGAGTATGGTAAGGTGTACATTTCGCCGAGCACTTATTCTGGAGCTGTTCTTACTACGAACAGAAAACAAGAAATCGAAACATATGTCAACAATCTTTCTACTGTAGGTATATCTGCTAAGGTACGAGATCCAGATTACCTATTAATCAAACTTAGTTCTAAAATACATGTCAATTTCAAAAATACTGCTTCTCCAGCCGCATTGATTATTTCGAAAGCTACTGCTGCTGTAAAAAATTACAATCAAAACAGTTTATTGAATTTTAATACTGCATTTAGAATGTCTAAATTGGAACAAAAAATCAATGAATGTGACGATGGTATTTTAAGTAATGAAACTACTTCACAATTATTCAAAACATTTTCACCACCTTTGGATAAACTCTACGCTATCGTATGTAATTTGAGCAACCCTATCAAAAAAGGTACTGTAACTTCTTCTGAATTTATATCTTTAGGTAAAACATATGTATTTTCTGATTATCTAGAAGGTATAGACCAAGGTACTGGTAAAGTGTATATCGTTGAACAAAATCCAAATTTGACAACTATAACATACTCCGAAGTAGGCACTGTTAATTATTTGACAGGCGCTATTAACATAAATCAATTGACCTATCATGATATCGGTAGTGGTGTAGAAATTTTAGCCACTCCTAGCAATCAAGACGTTTACTGTTATGATAATACGATTATTTCTATTGACACGATTTCAGGGTTGTCATTCAACGTAGTAAGCGAATAATGCAAGAAATAGAAAAATTTATATCGCCATTTATCGAATCTCAATTTCCTTCTTTTTACCAAGAAGAAGGAGAAGTTTTCATTGATTTCGTCAAAGCTTACTATGAGTGGATGGAAAGATATAATACAGTAACTGGTGAAAAGGGTATACTTAGAGATTCTAGATCTTTATTAGAATATAGAGATGTTGATGACACCCTTCAGCAGTTTGTCATACATTTTAAAAACAAATATATCAACTCATTACCAGAAAACGTTGTTGCTGATAAACAACTATTGATGAAGCATATATTAGACCTTTATCGTTCAAAAGGAACAGAAAGATCTTATAACCTACTTTTCAAAATGTTGTTTAATGAAGATATTGAGGTGTATGTCCCAAGTAAAGAAATTTTCAAACTTTCTGACGGTGATTGGGTAGTTCCTAGATATATTGAAGTTTCTGATAGCCCATATTTGACCGATATGATAGGTAAAGAAATTTATTCTAGTTCTTCTTTTTCTACAGCTGTTGTTGAAAACTACTTTACGAAAAATGTTAATAAGAAAATAATTAATGTTTTAGAGCTTACTAACCTTCAAGGTAATTTCAAATATGGTGAAAAAGTATTATGTGATAGTATTGATGCTATAACTCCATACAATGCTCCTGAAGTTTTCGGCTCTTTATCTTCTGTTAGTATTACTGACGGCGGTTTAGGGTTTGAAGTTGGTGATATTCTGCAAATTACTGAAAGTGGCGTTGGTGGTTTAGCTCGTGTTAAAGCGGTAAGAAGAAAAAATGGTGAAGTTACTTTCTCGCTAATCGATGGCGGCACTGGATTTTCTATGAATGCGGTCATCAACGTTGATGGCAAAGCTATAAGTATGTCAAATGCTTCTAATACCAACCCAGTAAGAGTAACTACTAGTGTTGCTCACGGTATTAGTTCTGGTCAAACTTTAAGAATTGATTATGTAGAAGGTATGGAACAACTCAATATTAATGCGTATAGTTATTACGCTAATGTTGTTAATACGACTGCTTTTGATTTATATTCTAATCCTACACTAACGACAACTATTGATGGTGTTTCTTTTACGCCTTACGAAACAAACACTGGTTACGTTTATATCAATACTGGTGGCGCTGGTGCAACATTTGAAATCGGTAGTTTGGTCAATAAAGAAATTTATAAGATCAATACTGATGATATCGAAGATTATTTGAACGCCGTTTTAGATAGCACTGTATCAGGTTATACATTACAAGTTAATAATGTGCAAGGCACGTTTACTGTTAATGATGCAGTAAAAATGAATGATGTTGCTGTTAGAGATTTCGACTGTGATATTTTAACTGATACTATTATGACTGCTGGAGAAAATTTATCCAACGTTACTTTAGGTATAAGTGCATTAACAGTTGTTAGAACAGATGACTCTTATTTAATTTTAAGAGGCGCTGATATCAATAATTCTAATTTGGTTTATGGTGCCGTATTAGTTAGTAACACAACATCTACAACTTTGAAAATCAATAATGCATTACCCGCATACACAGTTAATTGCACTGCTAATGTTATTGCAGTTAACTCGACTCATGTTTCTGTAAACAATCAAAATGGGTATTTTTTACCTAATCAAATGCTTTACGATACAACATCTTCTGCTAATGCTAATATCGTATCAGTTAAAAGATTGACTCATTGGGATTTCCCAGCTGCTGCAGTTCCTGATATCGAAAATTTAGACACTACAATAATTAATGCTTTAACTACAGAAGATTTGGAAGTTGGAACAATTGCCTCGTTAAAAAACATTAATCCAGGCGAAGGTTATGCTATCGACCCAGTAGTTTCTATCATAGAGCCGCTGATATATAAATTGAGATATACAGAGCCAGACGGCAGTTTCAAAGGATTTAATGCCACTGTTCTCGCGGACGCTGGATACGCGAACGGTATTGTTACAGCTGTAGAAGTTATTGATAGTGGTTTTGGGTACGACAGAAATACGAAAGTTCAATTGTATTCGCCCAATAGTCAATACTCGGTAGCTGGTGTTACTGTTATCGACATAAATGGTATTTCTGAAGGTTATTGGAAAGACAATAAGAGCTTTATCAGCGATAAAATGTTTTTACAAGATAGTGATTATTATCAAAACTATTCTTATGAAATTATCGCCTCTAGAATGCTTTATACGTATGAAAATTATGTTAAGAATTTAGTACACCCAGCTGGTATGAAACTTTTTGGCAGGTTTGTTATTAAAAACGAGTTAGTTTCAGAAAGCAGTTTACAATTTTCTGGTATATCATTATCGATTTCTGTTACATCTGACACTTCCCTTTTCTCTTCAGACACGATTAGAATAACAGCTGATAATTTCGATCCGACATATATAACTTCGGATTCTATCACTATATTCTCTGACACTATAGGCATCACCGCTGACCAAGTCAATCTACAATAATTAAGGATTAAACTATTATGGCAAAACAATCTATTAACATCGGTACAACTGCTAATGATGGTACAGGTGACCCGATCCGCACTGCAATGGGTAAAATCAACGACAATTTTACTGACCTATATGATAACTATCAATCAGAAGGGGGTCTTTCTGCTAATGTTGCGACATTAACCTCTAATAATACATCATTTGTCGGAACTGTTGCTGCAGCAAACGTTGTTTCTAACGCTCAACTGATCGCGAATTTAGCACTTTATGCCCCCAAAGCTTCGCCAGTATTTACTGGTCAGGTTAATGCAGCCGCTTTGTATGTTACAACTTCTGCTAATGTAGGGACTTTTTTCACAGTCAATTCTACAGCAGCTGTAAAGTCTGTTAATTCTACCTTTAGTGGAGCAGTAACATCATTTACTGGTGCTAACACTTTTATTCAAAATAAACTGCAAATCGGCGATGCTGCTGGTTATAATTTCGGTACTGGTGCTGTTATTGAAATTGATATGAACAGCAATACGTATCAACAAATCGTTATGCAAAATGCTAACACAGGCACTAATGCTTCTGGCGACTTAGTTGTTACAGCTGATAACGGAACTGATTCTGTTAATTATGTCGATTTAGGTATCAATGGTTCTGGTTACTCAAACGCTCTCTTCACTATTGGTGTTGCTGGGGATGCTTATCTTTATGCATCTAATGGCGCTCTTGCTGTAGGTACGGCTTCAGTAAAGGACGTGGTAATTCATTCCGGAGGTACGCTCGCCGCCAATAGAATTTTAACTGTAAATACTATGGCAGTCACTGTTAATACTGCCGCAAACCTTACTGTTCTTTCTAATACATTTAACCTTGGTTCTTCTACTAACGGCGCTAACGGTTACACATACCTACCGAACGGTTTTAAAATGAATTGGGGTTGGGTCTCTGCTAACTCTACTGCTGGTAATGCTACATTTACTGCAGCTTATACTACAAACGCTTACGCAGTCACTGCTACTAGTAACTCGACTGTAGCGACTTACCAAGCTGCTGTTATTGGTACAAACACTACCGTTGTTCAAATTAGAACTGCAAATGCTACTTCTACAAACGTGTTTTGGCATGCTATCGGTTATTAATAAATAATTAGAATAGGGAAACAGAGAAAAATTAAATGGCTATTTTAACGACAAACCATAAAGTACAACTTGTCAATACTTTTATTGATTCTATAGAAAATAGCAAAAACTCATATTATTGCTTTGTGGGTAGAGCAGAACCTTGGTTAGACGCCAACGGTGATGTAAACGAAGCCAACGTGGAAATAGCTGTTGACTCTGTAAGCCAAAACGAACAAATCGTATACACTAATATGGTTTACGGTAAAAGGCTCGATAGTTCTGATATCATTCAAATGACAAAAAGATACAATTGGGTCAATAACTCTGTTTATGCCAGATATGATAATAATGATGCAGACTTATACACTAAGAATTTTTATGTTATAACTGACACTAATGATGTGTATAAGTGTATCCATAATGGGTTTTCTCCTTCTTACCCAAATGGCGTGCCTTCTGTTGTAAAACCGAGCGTAAGACAAACTTCGGGAAATTTCCAAACTTCTGATGGTTATATTTGGAAATACATGTTCACTTGTGATTCTACAGATTATGTTAATTTTCAAACTTCTAATTTTATACCTGTTAACCCAAATACAGATGTTAAAGACAATGCTGTTCCTGGAACTATTGATTTTATCACATTATCGAATGCAGGAAATAATTATCAAATATACGAAGAAGATTTCCTAAAAGGCGTTGTTAATAACTACGTAGTTCAGTTGCCTGCTAATTCTTCTGTTACAGATAATATTTACGTAGGCTCAAGTATATACCTAAAAGCTGGTTCGGGTGCTGGTCAAATAAGATCTGTTTCCTCTTATGATGGTTTAACTAAGCAGTTAGGTGTGCAACCCGCTTTCAGCTACTATGAAAATTTGAAACTTTCAAATACAAACGGTTATTTCACTTTAGGTGATTTGGTTACCCAAAAAACCGAAACTATAACGTATTTGTATAACATTGGTTATTTTAATGTCAATGACTATTTGGTTCAGTCGGACACTGCCTCATATTTGAGAATTAGACAAGCAAACACTAGCACTTTCTTATTAGAAAATTTGAATGACGTTGATCTATCAGCTAACACTCCTATTTTCAATACTTCAGAAACACATGAACAGAAAACTGGTACAGTAAATATTACCGACAATTCTATTTACGTAAACAGCGCTGTGGCTACCGCTTTCACTACTGATTATTCTGTAAACGATTACATCAGAATTGGTCCTGATGCTAACAATAATGTTAGAAGAGTCGTGGCAGTTAATTCTTCAGTAGTCACTGTTAATTTTCCTTTCGCTCAAAGTTTAACAGCAGCAAATAACTATCACGTTAATAACGCTATTACTGTTGATTCTATCACTAGACATAGAGCAACTGGTTCTATCGTGTTTACGAATTTGACATCTGCTCAGCTTAACTACTCAAATGTAACGCCAGCGGGGCAATCGTTTATTGTAGGAGAATTGATTGATATCGTAGATGCAGCTAATACTTCTCAAGGCTCTAACGGTATCGTTTCATTTTCTAATGCGTCAACGCTTATTTTGACGGATGTTGGTGGTTCTATTACTGCAAATTACTATGTTTACGGTATGACTTCTAAAATTAAAGCATACATAGACTTAGCTGATTCTAGACCTAATATAACAGTTGATACTATCACTGGTGGTTTCTACACTGGCGTTGGTGTAACTACCTTTTATGCGAATAGTGTTCCTAACGGTAACGCTTTCGTAGTTTCTAAAGAGTATTCACCGAATGAAAGAACTGAATATATCATATCTCCTAAAGTTGATATTGAAGGCGATGGTAATGGCGCATTTGCGTATTGCACAGTAGATCTAAGCTCTAACAACCCAAACAGAAGCATTTCTTCTGTAGTGCTTATTGATGGCGGTAGTAATTACACTAGAGCTAACGTTAGTGTATCTGCAAATACCCTTTACGGTGATGGTGCTATTGTAGAAGCTCAAATCAGCCCTGTTAATGGTCATGGTTACAACCCATACCAAGAGCTGGCTTCTACATATTGTGGTATTTCTAAAAAATTCGATACAGGTATCAACGAAGGTTATACTATACCTATGTATGGGTCTTATAGATCTATTGGTGTAATTAAAAATCCACAAATAGAAGATGTTATTTTTGAAATCAATAATTTCGATAGAGCCAAATTGAATATAGCCAACACTAGCGGAGTTTTTGTTTTAAACGAAATAGTTGTACAAAGCTCTTCTAACAGCGCAGGTGTTGTAGCTTACACTAACTCTACATTTTTAGAATTGAAAAATGTTAAAGGTACATTTACTAGCTCTTCAAATACTGCTAATACTCTTAGTGTGATTTATGGTTGGACCTCTGGCGCGAACTCGCATGTAACTTCTGCTAATGTTTCATATTTTACAGTTTCTAACACTTCAGAAACAATCGTAGACTCTGCAACTGGTGCTTCTGCTAGAATAACACAAGTTATTTCTAACACTCAAATTAGAGTTTCGAATGTTGTTGGTTCTTTCTTAGATAACGATTATATTTACGAAGCCGCAAGCAACTCTTATGCTAATGTTTCTGTGATTTATACTTCTAATGGTAAAGTTGATTCTACTAGTAATTTCGGTAATAAAATCAATCAAACAGCTAGAATAACATTAGCTTCTAACACAAAACCTTTCGCATTATATGAATACGTTACTCAAGATGTGACGTTTGCTACAGGCAGAGTTATTAGTAATGTAGACGAATTAGACATTTATTACGATACTGCTTCTGCTTGGGCGGTTGGTGATATTGTTGTAAACGATACTACAGGTTCTAATGCTATTATAACTTACGCAAATACTACAGCTCAATTTTTAAGAATTTCTGCAGTAAACAATAATGGTTTCAACGAAACCACTAATAGACCATTTAATATTGGCGATAGTGTCAGAAATCTTAGCAGCACCAAAAATTCTACTATAAATACTGTTTACAATGTTTTAATTTTAGACGATGTTAATAGAATTGTAAGCGGCAATACTACACCATTCTTAGGTAAGTTTCAAGTAGGCTCTTACGAAATAACAGGTAATACTTCAGGGGCTGCGGCAACTGTAACTCTTGAAAATTCTATTAAGCAACCTGATTTCGTTAGAGAAAGTGGAGAAGTGATTTATTTCGAAAACATAAGTAAATTCGATAAAACTCCGAATTCTACAGAGCAATTAAAATTAATTATTAAATTCTAGAGGAAATAATGGCATCGAACAATTCTCTACTTGATACCAATTTAAACGCCAGTCCGTATTTTGATGATTTTGATCCAACTAAACAGTTTTATAAAATCTTGTTTAAACCAAGAACTGCGGTTCAAACTAGAGAATTAAATCAGCTTCAAACTGTTTTGCAAAATCAAATTGCAAGTTTTGGTCAAAACATTTTTAAAGAAGGTTCGGTAATCAAGGGATGTTCTTTCACCTTTGACAACAAATACGCTTACGTTAAACTCGTAGATACCTACGCGAACGGAACAGCATTGACCGTTTCAGATTTGAACGGTCTTATCGTTAATAACCCGAATGGTTTGCAAGCAAAAATTATTGATTATCAGGAAGGCAGAATTACTGCAGATCCTGACCTTAATACCATTTATATGAAATATTTGAATAGTGGTACTTATTCTAATGGTGTATCTCAATCGCAATTTGATGCGAGTGATATATTAAGTTTTTATACGGTAGCTAACACATATCAGGGGCAAGTATTAGCTGCTAATGTTAGCAACGTTGCTGGTTTCGGTTACGCATTTACAACAACTGAAGGTATCATATTCAAAAAGGGGTACTTCATTTATGTAACTCCTCAAACTTCAATTATCTCAAAATACAGTAATGTTCCTGATAATATTTCTGTAGGTTTCGACGCTAAAGAAAGCATTGTTACTTCTAATATAGACGACTCATTATTCGATAATGCTGCTGGGTCTCCTAACTATGCTGCACCAGGCGCAGACAGACTTAAACTAGAATCAACACTCGTAACTAGACAATCTTCTTATTCTAACACCGAAGCGTTTTTTGCACTCGTAGATTTTAAAAACGGTGTGCCTGTAACTATTAGAAATGATACCCAATTTAATTCTGTTGCTAAAGAAGTAGCACGTAGAACTCACGAAACAAATGGTAATTTCGTAGTAAATCCTTTTGTTGTAACTTCTAAAGCAATCGCTAATACTTCTGACCCTAGTTACGCCAACAACTTTAATGCTACAGTAAGTAAAGGATTGGGTTACGTAGAAGGTTATAGAGTAGAATTTTTAAACAACACAACTAAACAGGTAAGAAGAGGTGTAGATTATAACACTATTTACCAGCAGGGTGTATCTTTAAATTTTGGTTACTATGTATTAGCTCAAGAGCTTTCTGGCGATTTTGGTGATTCGAGCGCTATCGTTCAAATCGAATTACACAACGTAGCAAAAACTTCTATAACTAGCAGAACTTACCTTGCGTCTGGATATTCTTCTACTACCAAAATAGGTACAGCTTATATCAAGGGGTTTGCTTACGACAATGGCAACCAAGGAACTGCAGGTAGCCAATATAGAGTTTACCTATTCAATATTGCTATGAATCCTGGTAGCAACTTCTCAGATGTTAAAAGTTTGATATACAGAAGCGGCGGCGCCAACAAAGGTGTTGCAGACGTTGCATTAAGCTATAACTTAACTTCTAATACCGATATAGCTAAAATTTATAGTTCTACTTTGAATAGTATGATTTACCGTTTTGGTCAAAAGGCGTTAAAGTCTGATGGTTTCGGTAATACTTCTTTCTATTATAGAAAAATTGCAAATTCACAAATGTTGGTGGGGGGCACTGCTACTGTTGGTATCAGTATTCCTTCAGGCACTGGTTCAGAAACCTTTTCTTATTCTGGAACTCTTTCTACTACTCAAATGAATGATTTTATTGTCACTCCTTTGGCAAATGGTTATTCAACCAATAAAACTAGTACTGTGCAAACTTATTCTGATAATACAGCAGTTAGAGGAACATCTACTTTATTTGCAGCAGAATATGCAGTTGGGGATACGATTTACATAAACTCTACTTTGAGAACAATTTTATCTATTTCTAATAATATTTTTCTATCACTAGATGCTAACAGTACTTCAAATTCTTCTGGTTTGAGTCACCAAAAAGCATTCATTACAGGCAACCCTATACCATTCAGTATTTCTAGACCGTCTAGAAGTATGAGCATTGCTGCAAATACTTTGACGATTACTTTGGGTGATTCTGCTAATGCAGCTTTCAATATTCAAGTAACTCACACATTAAAGCGTGCTGCTACTACTTCTGTTCAAAAACAAATCAATAAAGGCGTATATGTAAAAATTGATTGTTCTAATAATTCTGGCGGTGTGAATGGTCCTTGGAGCCTTGGTCTCCCAGACGTCTACGCGATCGAAGGAATTTACTTAGATACTACTGGTAATAAGGCATATACTGCATCTGGTACAAATTTCGCCAATAGTTTCATATTGGACAACGGTCAAAGAGACAGTCATTACGATATCGCAAGTTTGAGTGCTGCTAGTCCTGCTGTAGTAAACAAGTTAAATTCTAATACAGTTATGCTAGTTAAGTTGTCTACTTTCACATACAACGTTTCACAAGGTAAGGGTTTCTTTAACGCTAATTCTTATCCGATTGATGACGCTAATGTTTCTAATACGACAGCTATTACAACTTCTCAAATCCCATATTATGTTGCTTCTACTGGTGACTTTTACGATTTGAGAGACTGTTTAGATTTTAGACCTTACGGTTCGAATACTGCCGCAGTAACTTCTACAATCGGTTCTGCGACAGTTAATCCTACAAGCACACTATCTTTCAATTACACTCCTTATCTTCCTGCGCCAGATAGTATTTTCCAGTCTGATGTTCAATATTACATGGGAAGAACAGATAGACTCGCTTTAGATATTGGTGGTAATTTAGTTGTTACTGAAGGTCTACCTGATGTAAACAACCCTGCTGCACCTATCGAGCGTAGCGGTACTATGACTTTGTCCCTATTGAAAATCCCACCTTATCCTTCATTAACTACTGATGAAGCTAGAGCTTTCCGTAGATACGACAACGCTATTCAAACACAGCCTACACAAAATAGACGTTATACTATGAAAGACATTGCTGGGTTTGATAAGAGAATTACAAACTTAGAATATTACACCTCGTTGTCTTTATTAGAATCTTCAGCTGCCACGCTTCAAGTAAGAAGCACTGCTACTGGTCAGAATAGATTCCAAAATGGTATTTTCGTAGACCCATTCAATGGTTTCGATTTATCTAATACTAAGCATCCTAAATTTTATATTGCTATGGATCCATCTAGAACAGAATTGAGACCTGCTTTTGCTCAGTTTAGATCTGATTTCACTTTTGATTCGACCTTGAGTTCTGGTGTTCAGAAACATGGCGATTTAGTTATGTTGCCGCACACTAGCAATAATGTTTTGATTCAGCAAGGGTTTGCGTCTAAATACAGAAACTGTATAGAAGGTAACATATATAATTGGAAAGGTGTGATTACACTTTCACCTACTGGTTCTGCTGCTCCAGATTTGACTACTTCACCAGACATTACAAATAGTATCGATCTTGCGCAAAACTGGGTAAATCTTGAAAATGCTTGGGGAACTCAATGGGGTAATTGGGAAACGATTAGTACAACTTATGCTAACACTTTGATTACGGCATCTAATACTACTTCTCAACATGTTGCTAATACTCCAGCAACATTACTCAATACTTCTACTCAATGGACAAAATAACAGGACCTAACAATGGCAGGAACTTTATCTACAACAACTACACAAACATTACAAACTACTCAAAGTTTGATGCAGCAGGTTGGTACGCAGTTAAATAACAGCATCTCTGATGTAAACTATAACTTGGGTAATTTCGTAACTAACGTTAGTATTTTACCATTCATAAAATCAGCGGTTGTGCAGTTTGATGCTATCGGGCTTAAACCTAATACTAGATTGTATGCATATTTTGGTAACGTTCCTATGTCTGCTTATTGCGCTCCAACTTTAGCAGGTTATAGTCAAGATACTATAGAAAATTCTCAAAAAGTTCAGCCTTACGGCACTCCATTATATAGCAATAGCTCAGGTGGTATTAATGGAGTTTTCCAAATACCTTCTAATACGTTTAAATCTCAAGAAATAACTTTTAAACTCCTTGATATTTCTGATTTGGCTCAAGGTGAAGATGCAATAACAACCGAAGCTGACGGTGTATATTATGGCAGCACTTTATCTGTAGCTAAAGGTAGTAGTTTCTTAAATACTAGACAAACTGTTGTTTCTTCTACAGAAGTTACGCAAAATACTGTTATCAATGGTTTAGGTTTGAGTACACAAATAACTCAGCAATATGTTGCGGACCCGCCGCCTCGCTCTGGAGGTTCTGGTTGTGGTTGCGGTTGTTTCGTTTATGACACAAAAGTTCTATTGGAAAATGGGACCACAGTCAATATTTCAGAAATTAAAATTGGTGATAGAGTTTATAATCACGACAAAACTTCTTTAAATGAAGTTAAATTTGTTGAAACTGTAAGCGATAAATATTTCGAAAACCTATACTCGCCGAATAAAAATATCAAACCATTTGCTACAGTCAATCACCCAATTTACATCGATGGCGATCTCGCGAGTGTCGACCCCGATAAGAATTTAAATTGGTATCCTTGGTTGGGTAAAAATAATAAGGTAGAAGCTATTTTCGCTCCCACAACTGGGCAAAAAGTTTACAACCTTTGGGTTGACGGAGACGGTACATACACTGTCAACGGGTTTGGTACTACCTCTATAATCGGCGATGGTGGTTTACTACGTTTGGGTATTGAACAGGGCATCATAACGATGCAAGATGCTACTGATATTATGATATATTACACTGAAAAATCAAAAGCTGCAGTTTATGGTTCTTATATTTTGAATAAAGTTTTCGCGAAATTGAATATCAAGTGGGTCAATAGATTTGTTCTTAATTCTCTAAAAGGTCAAGGACTTGCTAAGAAATTTTTTGATGTAACATTCACTTTAGCTGGTAAAGTAGCATCATAAATAATAGAAATATCTTAAAGGGGTAACTATGAAGCCGATTGGTCAGACGTTCTATATTAATGAAACAGGTGCTGGTGTGCCTGGTGTTTTTATCACTAAAGTTGATGTTTATTTTAAATCTGTAAGTTCTACGTTTGGTATAGAGCTACAAATTAGAACAACTGATAACGGCGCTCCTACCGTAGAGCGTTTACCGTTCGGTAGTAAATTTTTGTTCCCAACTAGTGCTAACCCCCCAAAAGCTTCTGATAATGCCAGTGTTGCTACTACTTTCGAATTCGATACACCAGTATTTGTTCAATCAGGCAGTTCTTATGCTTTAGTTATGATACCTATTGGTGGTAACCCAGATTATCAAGTTTGGACTGCTGAAATTGGTCAAAAAGATGCATTGACGAATTTACCAATTTATACCAATAATGAAACTGGTGACCTATACCTTTCTTCTAACGATAAAAGCTGGATCCCTGTTATTACAGAAGATTGGAAATTCACAATCTATTCTGCTAATTTCACCTCGCTTTCGGGTACAGCTATTTTTAGGTCTCCAGATGAAGACTATTTGGAAATCGAAGATTACATCAGTACATTTTACGAAGGTGAACCTCTTTACCCAGCTAACAACCAATATAATGTATCAGTGTTAGGCGTTGCTGGTGTTAATGGTGCTTTCGTTAGTGGAGATTATGTATACCAATCAAACGGTACAGCAAACGTAGCTTATGGTTATGTTTATAGCGGTAATAGTACCTTTATCAAATTACAAAATACCACAGCTTCTTTTTCGAGCTCTTATAAACTGTATAATGCTAACTCTGTTTCTAATACAGTCGTTACTTCAGTTTCACAAAATGCTTCTATTATAGCTTCTTCAAATACTTTTTCAGTACCTGACAATAGTTTCTTTTCTACAAACGACGTTATCTATATTGCAACAAGTAATTTTTCTCAAGCTCAAATTGTCAGAGTTAAAGCTGTTTCATCAGACAACACAACTGTATCGTTTTCGAACGCATTTTTGAATAGTGTTAATGTTTCTAGTTTTTCAGACACTAATTGCATATATGGTAAAATTAAGTTCAATGGTGCTTTGGTTGGTGGTTTTGGTGGCGGGGCGACCTACTCAGACTTTACTCGTATAATTTTGGATAACGTAAACGGAACACAAACTAACAACTTTGTTAGTGCAGTCGGTAAACGTTTGATCGGTCTGTATTCTGGAGCTTCTGCTAACATTCATAGTGTTTTTGATCCAAAATATAATCAAATGTCTCCGCAAATATCTCATATGGCTCCTTCTAATACAGATATTTCTTGGTCATTCAAGGGATTTAAAAACGATAATAACTACGCAGAAGACGGTTCTTACATAAACATTTCTGAAGGTATTTCTAACGAGTTTATCGATCATGAACGTCTTGCAATGTCTAGAAGTAATGAGCTTACCAATTTGCCTATCGGTAGAGTTGGCGACCGTTCAGTTAAAATTAAAGCTACTTTAGATTCTGCTAACACTAAGATCTCACCAGTTATTGACGTGTTGTCTAAATTCTCTCACTTCACATTCAATATGTGTGTGCCAGAAAACGATTTGACTGGTTACTATTTGACAATCAGTAACACAAATGGTTCTTTCTCTAACGGTATGTCTTCGTATCAGGGTAATGCTACTGGCACTGTAAAGTTTGCTAATACTACGTTCTTGAGGCTTGTTGATGCGGCTAATGATGTGTTTGCTGCAAACAGTACCACTATAAAAGGTTCTACTAGCTCGACAAATGCGACTATCAACAATGCTGAATATTATAGCGAAGCTTTAGACAATGGTTATTTTGGCACTTCAAGATACATTTCGAAAAATATCATTTTGGCTGCTGGTCAAGATTCAGAAGACATTTTAGCATTCTTAGCTGCTTACAGACCACAGTCTACCAATTTGAAGGTTTATGCGAAAATTCAAAATGGTCAAGACTCTGATACATACAACTCAAAAGATTGGTCTGAATTAAAAGAAAGAACTTCTGATTCGCTTCAAAGCAGTCAAGTCGATAAAAACGATATCGTAGAACTTTCTTTCGGTTTTCCTCAGAGTTACAATATTTCTCCTAATAATAATGTATGTAATACTACATCAAATGTTATTTCTATAGGTTCTCCATACTCAACAGCTGGTTTGGTATATGGTGATTATGTCTATGTTTCAGACGCTGACACTAAGAAATTCAACGTAAGAAAAGTTGTATTGGTTAACAATGCTTCTGCAGTAACAGTTGATAAAGTTCCTTCTATAAATTCTGCATCGAACGTAGCTTTTGGTGTTATACCAGATTTAATTTCGGCTTCAGGAGCTTTCTTAAACGATCAAAATAATGACATCGTAAGGTATGTAACTAATACTGATTTGGTATTTGATACGTATTCTCAGTTTTCTATTAAAATTGTTCCAGTTTCTAACACGACTGCGATTGTGCCTAGAGTTGCGGATATGAGAGTTCTAGCTGTTCAGTCTTAAGGTGAGGTTATGCCAGATTATTTAAAAGTTGTTGATCATCCAGAATTGGTAAGAGATCCAGAAAGTAATGCGATTTTGAATACAGATCTAAAAGCTTTACATAAATATAGAGAAGAAAGAGATCGTCTTTTAAAAAGTAAAATGGAACATGAACAGTTAAAAATTGATGTTGCGAATACTAAAAAAGATATTTCTGAAATCAAAGAATTACTTATCAAGGTATTGGAAAAGAAATAAATGTCAGTTACTATTACCCAAGTAGCAAATACACAACAATTCGGTACTTGGTTGGCAAGAACTAACCAAATTGCCTCTGTTATCAGTGCTAATGTCGTAACTACTGCTAACACTTCTACTGGTGGTTTCACTAGTGGTAATGGTACTGTTAATGGTCACTTCGGTGCCCAGACTATGTTCGTCATTGATGGTGTAAGGGGCGGTAATTTAACTTCTAACGGCGTTTTACGTATAACTTCAAATGTGCAGTTCAATAGCTATGATGCCAATAATTTAGTATTGGTGACTGGTAACTCTACTGTTTCTAATTTACAAAGTAATGTAACAACAGCTCTATTTTACGCATCAAACCTTGCTTCTATTGTTTCTAATAATGTCGTTGTTAACTCTTCATATAATGTAACATTTAATGCTACAAACTTTTACGCAAATACTAATGAAATCGTAACTGGTATTTTTGTAGTTAAAGACAGCACTAACAGCATGTTGATAGTAAACAACGCTAACTATACTATCATTGCTAATGCTACATCTGCTACATTTAATGCGAACGTTAGCGCAAATGGGGCGAATTTCACCTCAGCAGCTAATGGTGTGTTCACTAATAAAATTTCAGTAACAAACACTGCAACATTTTCTAATACAGTCGCAGTTACTGGCGCTACTACATTAGCTAACACATTAGATGTTACCGGAAATTCTACATTTTCCCAAAGTATAAATGTTACTAATACAGCAGTATTTTCTAACACGATAAGCGTTGTGGGTGCAGCCACCCTATCAAACACATTAAATGTTGTCGGTGGAGCTAACTTACAATCAACAGCCAACGTTGGCGGAACTTTCGGTGTTGCTGGTGCTACTACTTTAGCTGGAACATTAGGTGTCACATTAGCTGCTACGATGTCTAATACATTAGCTGTTACTGGTGCTACTACATTATCTAACACACTTGGAGTAACTGGTGCTACTACGCTATCAAGCACTTTAAGAGTTACTGGTGCAGCAAATGCTATCAGTACATTTGGTGTAAATGGTGCAGCTAACTTAGCTAGCACGCTGGGTGTTGCTGGTTCCACTACTTTAGCTGGTACGCTAGGAGTAACATTAGCTTCTACTATGTCTAATACCCTAGCAGTTACAGGCGCAACTACTTTATCTAACACATTAAGTATCACAGGCGCAGCAAATGCTCTTAGTACATTTGGTGTTTCAGCAGCTGCTAACCTTCTGAGTACAGTAGGTATTGGTGGAGCTGCTAATCTAGCCAGCACTTTGGGTGTTGCTGGTGCTACCACTTTGGCTGGGACATTAGGTGTCACTGGCGCTGTTACGATGTCAAACACCTTATCAGTAACCAATACTGCTACGTTTTCTAACAATATAAGTGTTGCTGGTGCTGCTAATTTACAAACAAGCGTTGGTATTGGCGGTAGCGCAAACGTTGGTGGTTCGCTTAGAGTAGCTGGCGACCTTATCGTTTCTGGATCATTAACATATACTGGTGTCGGTACTGGTGACGTTGTTCCTGCTACGAATTTAACCTATAACGTTGGTAACAGTTCTTTCTATTGGTCTCAAAGCTTTATTGCCAAAGGTAATTTCAGTAATAACATCGTTCTCGCGAGCGGGGGAGCGAACTCGAGTTTCGCTGGTGTGTTGTATCTAGACACTACAAACAGCAGAGTGGGTGTTTCTAACTCTACTCCTGGTAGTAAGTTTACTGTTGGCGGTGTTGTTGAATCTACGACAGGCGGTTTCAAATTTCCAGACGGTCAAATCCTTACTTCAGTAATTGCTGGTTCTAACACGAACGTCCAATATAATAACTCTGGCGTTCCTGGAGCTTCTGCTGGCTTTACGTTCGATCAAACTTCTAACACACTAACTGTTTCTAACACTATCACTTTAACCAACCTCAATTATGGTCATGCAGTATCTTACTCCGCTAATACCACTACTACAGGAACTACACAGCAGTCTGTTGATACTTTCGCTTTAGCAACATACAGATCAGCTGATTATGTTATTTCTGTAAAAGACAATAACTCTAACTCTTACCAAATTTCTAAAATCCTAGTCGTACACAATGGCGGTACTGCTTATTCCACAGAATATGGCACTATGGTAACAAATAGTGCTATGGGGGTTTTCGCAGCTGACATAAGCGGTGCTAATGTTAGACTACTATTTACTCCTGTATCTACTAGCACAACAGTTAAAGTAGCAAGAACAGTGGTGAACGTGTAATGGCAACAAAAGCTAACTTAGTAATAGATCAAGGTGCTACATTTGCTGCTGATTTAACGCTGACTGACGAATACGGCGATCCGCTATCTTTAGGTGGGTATACCGCTAACTCACAAATGAGAAAGTGGTATACTTCTACTAACTCTATTAGTTTTTCCACCTCTGTCAATACGACTAGTGCAGTGATTACTTTATCTTTAACTGCGAATCAAACTACAAATATAAATGCTGGCAGATATGTTTACGATTTAGAAATATCGAACGGCGAAACTATTTCTAGAGTAGTTGAAGGTATCGTCACGGTAACACCCAATGTAACGAGATAATAATGACTAACGTAATAGTAGCAAGAAAAAGAAATATTCAAGTTTCTGCAAATGCTACAAGTGGTATCATAGACACTAGTGTGCCTGTTGTTTTAAAAAATAACCCAGTTTTAAACTCAAGCGGCGGTGCGACTAGGTTAGACGGTTTAACAGATGTAGTCGCTACTACAGAAACTGATGGTGCGACTTTAGTATATGATGCGGGTTCTGACAAGTATATAGTCAAAAAACTAGATTTAGCTGATGTAACTGGTGATTTAGATGGCGGTGAGTTCTAAGAAACAATAAATAATAAAAAGATCCTTCGAAGGGGCTTATCACTATGGCATCAAATAAGATTCAAATTAAACGCTCTACCGCTAATGCGGTTGTTACAGGATTAAGCAACGGTGAATTAGCGTTTACCCAAGCTGGAAATATCCTTTACGTCGGTGCACCAGACGGTACGTCAGGTTCTTTAAGAATCGGTGGCTTACAAACTCCTGGTACATTAACCGCTAACCAAGCATTAGTTGCAAACTCTACCAGCGGTATCGACAAAGTTATCACTAGTAACGCTGTCCTAACTTCTATTTGGGCTAACGGCGCAGCTGGTACCAATGGTCAGGTGCTTGTTACAAACGGCACTGCTGTTTACTGGGGCACTGGTACTTCTGGTGCTAACACTCAAATTCAATTTAACGACTCTGGCGTAGCAAATGCTACTGCTGGCTTTACGTTTACCAAAACTACCAACACACTGTTTGTGGGTAATACTGTTACGATCGGTTCGGTTAACGCTTATATCAACTCGATTTCTTTCGGTTATGTCGGTAATACTACTACTTCACCAACGGTAACTTTATCCAATACTGGTGTTATTCAGTCTGGTAACACAAGCGTTACAGCCGCTCCTCAATTAGTAATCGCTAATTCTGTTGGTTCTACTGTTGTTAACACTAACGTTATTAGTACTACTACTGTATTGGCTAACGTTTCTGGTTCATACGTAAACGTTTCTGGTCAAGTAAACACCGCAACTTTATACGCAACAACTTCTGCAAATATAGCTTCAGCGGTACAAGCTAACTCTACTGGTGTATTTACGACTGGTACGGTTAACGGTGCTGTTTTATCGGTTGGTACAAACTTTATTGCTAACTCGCTAGGTGCTTATTCTACAGGCACAGTTAATGCGGCGGCTGTTACTGTCGGTACAAACTTTATTGCTAACTCTCTAGGTGCGTATTCTACTGGTGTAGTAAATGGTGCTTCGCACACAATTGGCACGAACTTTATTGCTAATACCACTAAAATAACATTTACTGGTGCCAATATTGATGCAACTTCCGCAGCTCTTGCTATCAATGCAGCAACAATCACTAGTCAACTTACTGTTAACGGTAACACGGTACTTGGTGATGCTAGTTCTGACACTATCAATCCTTTCGGTTATTTTTCAAACAACGTAATTCCTTCTGCTAACGTAACCTACACTCTTGGTACTACAGCTAATCGTTGGAATACTGTTTTTGCGAATACAGTTAATGCAGTTTCTGGTAACTTCAGTGGTAGCCTCAGTGTCGGCGGTGACCTTACTATTACTGGTAACTTGGTCACTTCTAACGTAACTTCTGTTCTTATTTCTGATCCTCTAATTTACCTAGCAGCTAATAATACACTTTCTGACCTTCTCGATATCGGTTTCGTTGGTGATTATGGTGACGGTGTTACAAATCGTCACACTGGGTTTTTCCGAGATCACGTAGACGGCATCTATAAGCTTTTCTCTAATACAACTCAACAGTTAACTGGTAACAATGACGTTGACACTTCTGACGCAAGTTATAGAATTGCAACATTACAAGCGTACCTAATTTCTGGTGGGTTAACAACTAATTCTACATCAGCTAACCTTATTGCTAATAGTACATACAACGTTGGTATTGTCGCTAATACATTGACACTTAGCACAGCTCTTGCTGGCACTTCTGGTGGTACAGGTAAAGCTACAGTTGCGAACAACTCGTTGCTATTTGGTAATTCTACTAACGGTTATAACGAGTTGACATTCAATTCGACAGCTGGTTATGTTCTTCAATCTAACGGTACTGCTATCGTATACGATGTATTGGACGGCGGTACATTCTAATACAAAGGTGAATTTGTTATGTCTGAGAACGATCAACTTAATTATAATATAAACTATACGAAACGTATGGAACAATTGTTCCACGAACAAATAAGAAAGACCATCGACGTCGAAGTTAGACTGTCGATGGCTTTCGAAAATATCAACGAAATTCAAAATATGTATCAAGAATCTCAAAAACAAGTTGAGGTTCAAAACGAATTTATGCAACAAGCTGGTAGATCTATTGAAGATTTAACTACCAAAAATAAAGATTTTGAATCTAATATAGAAAATCTTAAAAATGATTATGAAAATAGAATTGTCAATTTAGAAAAAGATTACAATAGTAGAATTTCTAATTTGGAAAAAATGCTTAGTGAAATGACAACAGAGCGTAATGATATCGCTTCGAAATATAATGATGTTTCTGAAAAACTCAAAGAGTCTAATAGAGAATCAGATAGACAAAGAGTGGAAATGCAACAGTTGTATGATGACTATGTTCTCCTTAAAGAAAAAACAGAGGTTAAACAACCAGCAAAAATTATAAATAAGAAAACAAAAGAAGATAATATTTTCTAAACCTCGGTATATACTGAGATTTTAAGGGGAGCCATATGGCTAATACCACATTTCAGCTGAAACGCTCTTCTGTAGCGGGTAAGCAGCCAAACACCTCAACGTTGAGCATAGGTGAGCTCGCCCTTAATATCACAGATCAAAAGATTTATTCTTCTAATGGAACGGGTATATTCGAGCCAGCGGCTAACGTTTCTGACCAACGTGTTACTAATTCGTTAACAATTGATAACGATAAAAACATTTATTTTAAAACTGTTAATACATCTGCCGCAGTTGGGTTTCGTCAACAAAACGACGATAATTTTGTTATGTATAGCACAACTACTGCATATGGGCAAAGACCTGTATGGTCAATATATGCTAATAGTAATACAAGTGCTTTTAGTCTTTCTGTACCAAGTATATTTAATGCTAATATTAATCTAGGCGGTGTGTCTGTTACTTCGAACGGCAGCACTGGTACAGCTGGTCAATATTTAACTTCTAACGGAACAGCAACATATTGGTCTTCTCCTGGTGTTGCTTCTGTTAACACTTCAGCTCAATGGTCATGGACTAACACTCATACATTCAGCGCTAACGTAACATTCAGTGGGAATGGTATCGGTATTACATCAAATACTGGTGCAATTTATCTTGGCGGTATTGCCGACGCCAACTGGAAAATTGCTCGTAACTCTGGCGTAGTTACAAAATGGCGATATACGAACAACACTGTTGATATAGTAACCGCCAACTCAAATCTTGAAGGTATGGCAATCGGTCTTGTTGCTGGTAATAGCTATTTTGAAACTGGTTACCTAGGAACATATATTGCTAGCAATGTTACTATAGGTAATGCTACTTCTAACTCTACTATTAACTCTACAGCATTTTCTGGCACTGCTAATAACTCTACTAATTTCAACGGTGTTTCTTATGCAACGTTGACTGGTACTATTACAAGTAATGCCGCTACTGCATACACCAATGCTGTCAGTTATGTTGATACTAAAATTGGAACAGCAAATACTGCTATAACTGGAAATGCTGCAACAGCCTACACCAATGCGGTCTCTTATGTTGACAACAAAATAGCGACAGTTAACACAGCTATAACTGGTAATGCTGCAACAGCGTATACTAATGCAACTAGCTACACAGACACTAAGATCGGTACTGCTAATACAGCTATGGCAGCTAACGCTGCTGCTGCTTACACTAATGCTGTTAGTTACGTAGACACTAA